AGAAATTAAACAGAAAGCTCTTAAATGTTCTGATCATCGTGCTAATATTAAAATGTCTAAGAACGCTCTCATTTCATTTAAAGATGAATTGAATGCAGCTGAAGAAGATGTCGAAGCAGTTGACACGACAAAGCTTGAAGAATATAATACTACATTAAAAGATATTGAACGTAGACAAACACATCTATTTAATGAAAAAGAAGTTATTGCAGTTACAGGTGCAATGCTTAAAGACGGCGGTATTAAAGCCAAAATCATTAAGCAATATGTTCCAATAATGAACAAACTTATCAACAAATATTTAGGTGCGTTTGATTTGTTTGTTGAATTTAATCTTGATGAAAACTTTAATGAAGTAATTAAATCTCGTTTTCGCGATACATTCTCATATGCTTCGTTTTCAGAAGGCGAAAAGCTTCGTATTACTTTAGCTATTATGTTATCATGGCGAGCAGTTGCTAAGTTGCGTAATTCAGTATCTACTAATTTGCTTATTCTTGATGAAACACTTGATGGTGCATTAGATGGAGTTGGTATTGAAATGTTAATTGAAACATTACATAACTTAAATTCTGACGATAATATTTTTGTTATCTCACACCGTGGACATCAGTTTGGCGATAAATTCATGTCTCATATTAAATTCGATAAAGTTAAAAACTTTAGTCAAATTGCAGCTTTAGCAACATAAAATATGCAGCATACCGTAGAAGATCTTATTCGTAAAGTAAATGTTATGGTTGATAAAGCAATTCAAATTCGTACTGAACGGCTTAGATATGATACAAGAGGAGGTGATCCATATGATGAAGATTTATGCAAGCACCTTCTCAGTCAAGTTCAACAGTTAGCTGCAGAAATAGCTAATGATCGTGAAGGCGATGAAATTAAAACAGAAGAATTAAAAAGTAAAATGTAGTTGACACTTCTTGTTTTGCATGTTACAATGGTTAATATTATGATACACAAGGTTTATTATGTCTAGTTTTTACACGTCTGTTGAGCGGTTTGGCAACAGCATCCTTTGGCGCGGTTACGAAAACGGTAAACGTTTTGAGCGCAAAGTTAAGTATTGTCCTACCTTGTTTGTTGGAAGCAAAGACACTGCATCTAAATATCGTTCTTTGATTAACAATCGTCCTATGAATCCTATTCAAATGGATTCGATGAAAGACGCAAAAGATTGGATTGAACAATACAAAGATGTGCACGGCTTTGAAATTGCTGGTAGTACTAACTACGTAGCTCAATTTATTCAAGAGCAATATCCCGATGCTATAGATTACGATGTTACTAAAGTTAACATTGTGTCTTTCGATATCGAGGTTGATATTAGCAACGGCTATCCTAATATGGATACTGCTGATAAAGAAATTACTTCTATTGCTTATAAGTCTTCAAAGACCAGCGTCTATCATTTGCTCGGTCGTAAAGACTACGATAAAACTAAAACGCTGTTGAACATCGATCCTTCTGATATTGACTTTACAAAATTTGATTCAGAAGAAGAGTTGCTTCGCAAATTCAAACAACTTTGGATGAGCGACTATCCAGATATCGTTACAGGCTGGAACGTAGAGTACTTCGATATTCAATACATCATTACTCGTATGCGTAGTTTGTTTGGTGAAGAGTGGATTAAAGATCTTTCGCCGTGGCGCAATCTTCGTCAGCATGGTCGTGAATTCTTTGGTAAGATGCAAAACACTTATGAAATTAGTGGTGTTGCAGTTGTTGACTACATGGATGCGTTCAAGAAGTTTGGCTACAAATACGGCCCACAAGAATCTTATAAGCTTGATCACATTGCTAATGTTGTGCTTGGTGAAAAGAAACTTGATTACTCTGAGTACGGTACACTTACAGAATTGTACGAACAAAATCCGCAATTGTATTTGGACTACAACCTTAAAGATACTTGGCTTATTCAGCGTTTTGAAGATGAAACCGGTTTGCTTTCTCTTGTTATGACTGTTGCTTATGGTGGTGGTGTTAATTTCAATGATGCATTTGGTACTGTTGGTATCTGGGAAACAACCCTGTATCGTAGACTCATTAAAGCTGGTCGTGTTCCTCCTATCAAAGGTGGTCCTGGTCAGCGAGCTGGTGACCTTGTCGGCGGCTATGTTAAAGATCCAAAAGTTGGTATGCATCCTTGGGTTGTATCATTCGATTTGAACTCACTGTATCCACACTTGATGCTGCAATACAACATGTCTCCAGAAACTTATTTGGAAAACGAACGTCAATACGTAACACAAGAAATGGTGCTTGCTGACAAATTCCAAAACACAGATAAGTCAATGTCTGTTTGTGCAAATGGTGCATGTTTCACAAATGAATTTAAAGGTGTTATTCCTGAGATCATTGATGAATACTATGGCAATCGTTCTGTGATTAAAAAGAAGATGTTGAAGGTTGAACAAGAACTTGAGAACACAAAAGATCCTCGCGAAAAAGAAAATCTAAAGCGCGAAGCTAACAACTTGCATAATCAGCAAATGGCTATTAAGATTGCGATGAACTCGTTGTATGGTGCAACAGCTAACATTTACTTCTTGTATTACATTAACGACATGGCTGAAGCAATCACAACATCAGGTCAACTTTCTATTCGTTATGCTGAAAAATCTGTTAATACGTACTTGAATAAGTTGCTTAAAACAGAAAATAAAGATTACATCATGTACATCGACACCGATTCTATCTATGTTGATATGTCTGGTGTTATTAAAGCTTCGTTTGGTACAGTTGATGTTGAGCGTTCTAAAGGTGAAGAGTTTCTCGATAAAGTTTGCAAAATGAAAATCGAAGGTATCATCGAAGCTGGCTATGTTGAGCTTGCTGAAAAGATGGGTGCATATCGGCAAGCAATGTCGATGAAGCGTGAAAAGATTACTGATAAAACAGTATTCATTGCTAAAAAGCGTTACATTATGAATACTCTTAACTCAGAAGGCGTTCATTACGATACTCCAAAAATTTCTGTAACAGGTCTCGAATCAGTTCGTTCTTCTACTCCAGAAGTATGCCGCGATAAACTTAAAGACTCTTTTAAAGTTATTATGAATCAAGACGAACAGGCTGTTCAGCAGTTTATTGAAGACTTCCGACAGGAATTCTTTAAGTTAACCGCTGAAGATATTGGTCGTAACTCTGGCACAGACAACATTGACAAGTATATTGATCGTACAAACGGTTACAAGAAGGGTTGTCCAATGCACGTTCGTGGTGCTATTTTGTACAACAACCATCTCAAGCAAAAAGGTCTAGATAAAAAGTTTAGGTCTGTTGTTGGTGGTGATAAAGTTAAGTATGTTCATCTTAAAACTCCAAACCCTATTCGTGAAAACATTATCGCATTTCCAGGCGTGTTACCAAAAGAGTTTGCGCTTGAAAAATACATTGACTACGAAACACAATTCGAAAAAGTGTTTCTTAGTCCGTTACAATCGATTCTCGAAGCTGTTGGTTGGTCTGCAGTAAAAATTTCAACACTTGACGATTTCTTTGTCTAACAAGTTGACATTACGTATAGCTTGTGTTATTATAGATCATAAGCTACATATTTTAAAGTAAGGATATATCATGGAAAATTGGGCTACAGATCTTAGCAAGATCAACATGTCGCGTAACAAAAATTGGGCGAACGACATTAATGCAATGCACCACAAATTTGGTGTTAAAGAATGGTTCGAAGCCAATAAAAGCAATAAAGAACTTATGGCAAATTATCTTACTTTCCGTTTGAATATGTGCCTAGAAGAATTGCTTGAAACTGCAAATGCTGCAGATCTTGATCTTGGTATTAATGAAGATGGTAAATTTGCTTTCATGGGTGATGCATCTAAAACTGATCCAGAAGAAATTGTAGATGGTCTTATTGATCTTTCTGTTTTTGCTGTTGGTACACTTGATGTGTTTAATGTTGATGCTAATAAAGCATGGGATAATGTTTATAAAGCAAACATGAACAAATCTACAGGAGTTAAACCAGGACGCCCTAACCCGTTTGGTCTACCAGATTTGATTAAGCCATCAGACTGGGTTGCACCTTCTCATAAAGGTAATCACGGAGATTTTTAATTCCGTAAATAAATATATTCATGCACAATGAGGAGGTTACATAATGTCGAATAAATTAAAAGAGCTTACTTGGGCTCACCATCAATCTGCTGAACGCAGAGCTTTTGCTAGAGAACTAATGGGTGGTAAAATTGATCCAAAACTTTACCACAAGTTTCTCACATGTCAATATATGAACTATGCAGTTCTAGAAAAACATACAAAAATCCCAGTAAACTTAAACTCTATTAAGAGAGCGCCTCGTATTTTTCAAGATATTCGCGAGTTAGAAACATTGTTTGGTTTTGAACCAGACGGTAAATTCCCGCCATCTGTTGATGAATATGCTGCTCATGTTACTGCGCTTGCGGAAAAAAATGACAACCAATCTCTACTAGCTCATATGTATGTTCGCCATTTTGGTGAGTTGCATGGTGGCCAAATGATTAAGAAAAAGATTCCAGGTAATGGGATTATGTATGAATTTGACGGTGATACTAAAGTTCTAATTGAAGAATTTAGAAAACTACTTAATGATGACATGGCCGATGAAGCAAAAATCTGTTTTGATTTTGCATCAAAATTGTTTGATGAATTATCTCTGGAAATCAAAGAATAATTTTTTGTTGACACACTCACACACTAGTATATAATCTTTATATGGGACAATAAAATAAGGAGAAATCTTATGCAGTTTGAAGATGAAACCGTATCGTTCGAAGAACTCGAACTAATTAAAAATACAGCAAAAGCCAATAGATTGTTGCGAAGCGAATCTGCAAGAACGAAGCGAAAAGAATTAAAGCAAATTCGCGAAACTAAAATTCTCAATGAATGGGCTAGACAACGTAGAGAGCGTAAACAAAATGCAAAACAAAATCACAACACTTAATGTAGAAGAAGATCCTCTTACTGGGGATTTTTTTCTGCAGCTTACAGATGAAATATGCGAAGAGCTAGGATGGACC